CCCATGTTCACCGACGATATGGTATGGGCACCTAAGCTCCGCTGGTCCGATGACTTGGTGATTCAACAGTGCACTTTGTTTCCGAAGGCGGATCATGACGATTTGGTCGATACGGTATGGTAGTTGGAATTTATTTCATGCACTTGCACATGGATTGCAAATGAGACCGCAGCCCTGGCGTGTCCGCGTAATGCGCAAGGTTGAGGTTTGGGCAGATGTGACCGCCTCATCAGCGGCTGATGCAGAGGCGCAAGCGGCAACGGTGCCTGGGGTGTTGATGGTGTTCGCCAAATCTGCTATGCGTGCCGACGAGGCTGCAATACCTGAGCGGCCGGCAGGGGTGAGGGATGACTGAGCCTGAGACTGGATTTGAGCCGGGTACCTTTGGGTGTCATGAAGCCTTGCACATGACATCGGTGCTAGTGCGTATGGTTTCGACTGAACTCATGGAACATGAGGCTATTATCCAAAACAGCGAGTGGTTTGCCCTGGCTGATAAGGCACACCAAGCGTTGCTTGATCTATATCAGTCTATTGGCGCAAAGCACCTATGATTGACCTTACCCGCGAAGAGGCTGAGAAGCTACTCCACCGCCTAAGAAGTGAGCGTGCCACGGGCCAGCATCCCGCGTTGTACGAGGTCGTCATTGAGTTGCTGAAGGCGGCTGAATTTAAGGAACCGGATTTGGCAGATGACCTGTGACGTCTCGTTCTCTGACCAAAGGTGCCATCTGTCAGTGTGGTCGTCGCATAGTGGCCCGCAAGTCAAAGGGGCGGCATGGTATCAGTCGGCCAAGCGCCGATCATGACTTATGCCAACAATGTTGGAAGGCCGCGAGGGATAGAAGGATGGCAACGAAACTGATCGAACCGATAGATAGTGTTGCGATGCATGGTGCTCGGCAACAGGCCCTTCGTTCTCATGCCTCGCTTTTGAGGTTGATCGATCCGATGTTTGTTCTATGCCTCGAATGCGACACAAATTACGCCGACTTCCCATCAAAGCGATGCCCCGGCTGCGAGGCATATCGGGAGCACCAATCGTGACTGACAATCCCAAATGGCACGGCACCTACCTCGACGAGGACGGCATGGTTGCCGATCTCCTCAAGCAAGTTTGGTGGCTATGAGATAATGATAATTGAAATTTTAACAATTGCAGGATCCCATTTTTCTGTTAGTTACAGCCATATGCGGTTTTCTTTGGCTATTTATAATTCTTGTTGCATTCTTATTCAGTCCGAGTACGCAAAAATAAAATGAGGTAAGTTATGAAAAAGGTGATTGATCGCGTCAAGCCGGAACTAGCGAAGGAAGTGATGTGACAACTCCATTATTCGTTGTCACCGATAGGGTGAAGCACCACAAGTTTGGTGTTGGCACTATTGTTAAGACGGAGTATTTTTCGGGTGAAACAGACGTTAGTAGAATGAGGGATGCCAAGCTGACGATAGCATTCGACAAGCACGGATGCAAAAGGGTAATGAGTTACTTTATTGAAAGTGAGAAATAATGGACTTCAAACCTGTCACGTCTTCGAATGTTCTCGGGGTGTACCACGACCCGGAAACGAAAGACCTCCATGTGAAGTACAAGAATGGAGTGATCTATCGTTACCGCGATGTCCCGGCTGAGAAGCATTCCGCATTGATGGCGGCCGATGCCGATCCTGCACAGTCGGTAGGATCGTACATACACAACAACATCAAGGGGCGTCATTCACATTCGAAGGTTGACCCGACGTGATGAGATTTGCGGTAGCCGTGATTGCCTTCGCGGTTCTACCTGCGTTTGCCCAAGGTATTGGTACTAGAATTTGTCCGGCTGAACGTCCCATCGCGCGCAAGGTGATTGACTACAGCGTGCCGATACAATGCACGTTGATGGCGTGCATAGGTGAGCTTGTGTGTCCGAAGGATGAGGATCAGCCTTGCGTCCGCCTTCCGACAAACAATTGCAATCACTGTACTGAGCCCGCGACTGTGATCCAATGCTTTTCGGCTGATGAGATGATAAAGGTGAAATGACGTGAACACTTATAAGGAAGCGGCCTGAGCGACGACGACATTACAATCGGGAACGTCACAGTAACAACCTCGGACGACACTGCTCCCGCTTTTGACACCGCGACCGGCACGACGCAAATCCCGCTCGCGGATGGCAATGTCCAAATCACGGTCGGGACGCCTACGCCGCCAAAGAAGTCAAACGACTTCGGGGATAATCTAGCCGATGATCTGACGGAGGCTGAACTCAGCACCATAGCTGAGAAACTCCTGATGGGCATCGAGCAAGACATGCAGACGCGCTCGGCATGGCTTGAGAACATGAGCAACGGCATATCGTTGCTCGGGCTGGAGATTAAGAACCCACGTGGTGCGGCGGCAAGTGGGGCAACACCGGCTGAGGGCGTATCGACGGTCGATCATCCGTTGTTGCTGGAGGCCGTGCTACGGTTCCAGGCCAATGCCCGTGGGGAGTTGCTACCATCGGATGGTCCGGTCAAGGTCCGCAATGACGGTGAGGGCAATTCGTTAGCGGCCCGGCTGGCTGACGCACTCGAAAAGGACATGAACCACTACCTGACAAAGGTAGCGAAAGAGTATTATCCAGACACTGACCGCATGCTGTTGATGCTGGGGTTCAGCGGCATATCGTTCAAAAAAGGGTACCACGATCCAATCAAGCGTCGGCCGGTCATAGCCTCAATTGACGCCAAGGACTTGATTGTCTCGAATGCCGCCACGGACATTGATGGCGCCGGCCGGGTAACGCATCGGATCATGATGCGCCCTGGCATCCTCAAGCGAATGATGATGGTAGGCGCCTATCGTGACATCGATCTGCCCAATCAAGGCATGCCAGCCGTCAAGGATGCAGTCGGCACCAAGATCGATCAGGTGCAGGGCATTGCCCCGGCCACGTACATCGAGCCGGCCGACCAGGACCGGGAGCTTTACGAGTGCTATTGCGAAATCGACATTCCCGGCTTTGAGCATGAGCTAGAGGGCGAAGTCACTGGGCTTCCTCTCCCATACAAGGTGGTGATTGATAAGGACGCCCGGCGCATCCTCGAAATCCGCCGCAACTGGGATGAGGATGACGAATTCTGTATGCCGCGCAACAGGATCGTCGCGTACATTTTCATTCCCGGCTTGGGCTTCTATGGCATTGGTCTCCTGAACATATTGGGCAATGCCACCAAGGCCGTCACAGCGGCGTGGCGCCTGATGATCGACGCTGGCATGTTCGCCAACTTCCCTGGGTTCCTGTACCTCAAGTCGTTGGCGAAGCAGCTAACGAACCAGTTCCGTATTCCACCCGGTGGGGGCATGCCGATCGACTCGGCCAGTGGTGCCGATATCCGCTCGATGGTCATGCCACTCCCATACAAGGACCCGAGCGCGGTCTTTATCCAGTTGATTGAGAACATCGCCACCACGGCTCAGAGGGTCGGTGGTACGGCTGAATTACAGGTAGGCGAGGGTAAGCAGGACGCCCCGGTAGGTACAACGCTTGCCATGATCGAGCAAGCCACCAAGCTTATGAGCGCGGTGCACAAGCGGCTGCATCAGGCCCAGGCGACTGAGTTTGGTATCCTCAAGGAAATGCTGACTGAGGACCCGGCGGCACTCTGGCGGCACAATAAGAAATCCAAGGTGCTCGCCATGCTCGTTGTTGAGGCTGGGCAACAACCAGTTGCGGACGCTGAACAAGATGCGGAGGAACGCCATCGGGAGCTATTCCTGGCCGCGTTAAATGATTGTGAGTTGGTGCCGCGCGCCGATCCAAACACGTCAAGCCAGACGGAACGCTACCTGAAAGTGGTTGCAATGCGTCAGATGGCGATGACGCCCGGCTCGAACCTTGATCTCAACAAGATCGATGAATTTGCCCTGCATACCATGGGCGTGGACGATCCTGAAGACTTCCAGAAAGACCCGCCACCTCCTGGCGCACCGCCGCCTCCGCCTCCGCCGGAAGCAATGACGGCACAGGCAACCATGATAGCCGCTCAAGCCCGGCTGGATGAGGCCAAGAACCGCGCGGCTGAAGCACAGGCTAAGGCATCGCAAACGACGCAGGACATGCAGGCCACCGCAGCGCAGAAGGCCGCAGAGTTGGCGTCGAAGGAGCGGATTGCATCGCTCGGGGTGGCAAGGGAGTTGGTCATCCACAATGCCGATCAGGAGGCCGGCCGGCATGAGCTCGGGATGCAACAGGCAAGCGACCATGCCGATCGCTCCCATCAGATGGCAATGGCTGGGCAACAGAACCAAGCGGACGCCCAACAGGCTGCCGCAGCCCACGCCCGCGATATGCAAAAGACCGGCCTTGGCTTCGCCCATGAAGCAATCCAGTCTCATGCGGATAGGATGCACGAGCAACAGCAAACCGGCCTGGGGCTGGCTCACGAAGCCATCCAGTCCGGCGTGGATCGCCAGCACGAAGCTCAACAGGCTGGTGTTGCCCAGCAACATGAAGGTATCCAAGAGTCCGTTGGACAACGCCACGATTTAATGCAGGATGAGCTTGCGCGGAGACACGAAGCAGAGCAAAATGACTTGCAGCGCAAGCATGATCTGGAGAAGGCTGCCGCTATAGCGAAGGCTAAGCCAAAGCCTGCACCGAAGGGGAAGAAGTGATGGGTCTACCGCATGAAACGCGCCCGGTGCAGGTCTGGGTAGATGCTGATGTCGGCATTGCCGATGCCATTATTTACCTCAACACGATTGCCGGCGTGCGGACGCATGCGAGTTGCCAGGGCACGGTCGGAGAGGGCGGCCCGAATCCGTACCGTGCTCAAGTAATGGCCACATGGACCGACGAGGCAGGGTGAATTGCTTGCTTGAAGCCTTCATGTTAAGGGGAACCCCACAATGAGCTATGAAGAATTAAGACACATCTACATGCTCATGATCGAATTGCGCGAAGGTGCCGCAACCGAGCGTCAGAAAGATATTGCCGATGAAGCGGCGGCAATCACCAAGATATATCTAGACAAGGCTGGATCGTATCGCGCCGCTGTCGATATAACGACAACTGAGGTAACATCATGAAATATCCCGAGCCGGGCGCCTCATACAAGCACGAACCGAAGTTCATTGATCGGATGAAGCGGGCAGAGGGCGGTGAAGTTGACCATGACCCGATCAGCGGTCAACCGGCCGGTGAAATGGCAGAAATGAATTCCTACAAGGATAGGCTGCCAAACGACGCTGGGGATGCTCAAGAGGCGCGCGATGTTGCTGCGTCACGGGTCAGAAATGCTGGCATACACCCAACGAGTGTTGATCGTTTCATGAAGCACGAAGAGGACTAATCCAAATGGCACACCCGATGCGCGATTCCGCCCGTGAGGGCCACAATGCTAAGCTCCGGGCTATGACCGATCACTACGGTTTAGGTTCCGGTCCGGAAAACAATATCCTGGCCGAGACAAACCGTATGAAGCGTGAAGGCCCGGAAGATGCCGTTGGCTTCGGCGCAGACGCCTCGGCGGCTAGTGCCAAGCGCGGCGACCGTCCAGCACGTCGGACAACGGCCGCCAATCCGTTGGCAACATACCGGCGGGGTGGTGCTGTCAAGCGAGCGGACGGCGGCGACGTATCCGCAATCGAGATGGCCAACAAGGATCAGGCCGCAACCACCTCTCGCGCTCGCGGTGGTCGCACCAAAGGCAAACATGGCAACACGCATGTCAATGTCATGATTGCTCCGCAAGGTGGTGGTGCTGGTGCCCCTCCGCCACATCCCGTCATTGCACCGCCAATGGGTGGCATGCCTCCTCCGATGCCGCCTCGGCCACCAATGCCGCCGATGGGGGCCGCGCCTCCAATGGGTGGCGCTGGTCCTGCCGGGCCGATGATGCCTCCGCCTCCTGGCCTTCCCCCACCTGGGATGATGCCTCCTCGCGCCGATGGTGGTCGTATTGAGAAGGGAAAGAAGAGTGGCACAGCGACAGATACAAAAACAGCCACAAAAACCTCTACAAAGGCCTATACTCAAGGTAACATCACGGTTACTGGTGGAGCGGGTAAAGGTTCAACGACTGTTGATATAGAAGTCCCAAGAGGTAAAACTAAAGGAAAGGGTGAGGGCGAGACTCGCGCCAGCGGTGGCCGCGTCCACGAAGACGAAGCCGAAGACAAGGGGCTCATCAAGCGCACGCTCAAGGAGGAAGGCTTGGTCCGCTCTGACAAGGCTGAGAAGGAACCGCTTGAGGGTGAGACGGCTCGCGCACGCGGCGGCATGGTTCATCTGACCGGTGGGGCTGGCGGAGGGCTCGGCCGATTGGAAAAGGCTGAGGCGGAAAAGCGTCGCGGCCACGGAAAGGCACAAGTCGTATGAGCCTGCTCCTGATCATCCTCGTCATCGCGCTTCTGTTCGGTGGCGGATCGTTTGCTACCAATGGCTGGGGTGCGGGTCCCTACGGTCACGGCGGCAGCTTGCTCGGGATTATCGTCGTGGTCCTGATCGTCATGCTGTTGATGGGCCATTTGTGATCCGGGACGCATGGCGCCTATTTCTTGCATGGACGCGGCTTGATCTGCGTGCCGTATGCGAGTTGTCACGAGGTCGCGGGTTGTTGGACTATCACGACTACCCCGACAGTACGATGCCCCACCCGTGGCATATGTATACGCATACATGCCGGCGGTGTGGGAAGGACTTCAAAATTTGACGGTGAAAGAAACCGCATTTGCCAAGCAACTTCGCACAGAGCACGGCCTGACGCTGGGGATTTTCGGCAACAGAGCATTTGCCCCAAACGGACAGTCCTACATCTGTCTTACAGGGGCCGGTGGCGAAGATGAAGCGGCAGCGGCGTTTGCACTGTACTGCGTGGGACGTACAGGGTTGCTGCACTGGCGAATAATGCCAGAAATAACGTCCCTCCCGCACGGTAAGCAAACATTTTATATGCGGCTGTTGATAGAGGATCGGCCATGACAGTCCCCGCCGCCCTCATAGACCCCTTCCATCGTGAATTACACCGTGTTCTGACGGAAGACATCATCACCCGGACGGCAGCTTTAGCCTCTGGTTCCGCTCATGATTATGCGTCGTACCGCTACCAAGTCGGACAGATTGAAATGCTCCACAGCGTCTTGGATAAGTGCCAAGAGCTAGAGCAACAACGCTATGGCGGTAGGCCAAGCGACTGACGCCTAGTCAAATACAGTTTCACCGAGCCCCGTCCCAAAAAGGCGGGGCTTTTTCTTTGAACAGAGGAGAGAACGCTTGAAGTCAATGTTGATGAAGAACGTAGAGGGCTCCGCCGAGAAAATCATGAACGCTGTGGGGATGAAAAATGGGATTATCCCAGGATTTGAGTTGTTTGGCAACCGAGTTTTGGTCGGTGTCTACACTCGCTCAGCCGTGACGAAATCAGGCATTCATCTGCCCGACCAGACGCTGCGAGAGGATGAGCACCAAGGGAAGGCTGCAATCGTGCTCATGAAGGGGCCAACGGCATTCGTGTCGGATTCCAACTTCGATTTCTGCGGTCAGACGCTCGAAGTAGGCGACTGGGTGATGTCGTTCGTGTCGGTCGGAATCAAGTGCGTGGTGAACGGCCAACTGTGCCGAATTGTCCGCGATCAGGACATCACCATGAGGATTCCGCAGCCCGACCAAGTGTACTAAGGAGAAAATCAATGGCAGATAACGCCGCAGTTGAAGTAGTTGATGATGGCGTAGTTACCATCGACCTCACCGCCAATCCCGATCTTGCGCCGCCCGAACCGGAGGATACCGGAACGGTTGTCGTCGAAACGCCACCAAAGCCACGCCAGCGCCAGAAGGCGGCGGCCGACACTGCGTCAGAAGCCCTTACGGAGGCTGTGAAAGCAGCCACGGCGGAGTCTGACACGCTCCGCAGGGCGGCGGAGGCAACGGCTTTGTCAGAGCGGCAACGTGCTGAGGCTGCCCACCGGCTGGCAGCACAACGCGAGGAAGAGGCCAAGGGCTATCGCGAGCAGGCCGAAAGCAGCCAACTCACGATCATCAACTCCGGTATTGAGCGCCATACCAACGAAATCGCGTCCTATACATCTGAGATGGAGCGTGCATTTGAGGCCGGCGAGTTTGGCAAAGCTACGGCCGCACAGGTCAAGATGGCGAAGTCTGCGGCTGCGCTCGATCGGCTTGAGGCCGATAAGGTGGCGTTTGAGAGTGGTGCACGTAAGGCGCCGACGACGGAGGGGCGTGTAGAGGCTCCGCCGGTTCATCAATCGCCGTTCGAGCAATACGTGTCCGGGTTTGATCCCAAGGCTCAAGCATGGCTGCGGGCTCATCCTGAGTGCGTGCCGTCTCAAGTCGGCGGCGATGCCACCAAGAATGCCAAGATGATGGCTGGCCACTACGATGCGCTGGCGAAAGGGATACAGCCGAACTCCGAGGCATATTTCCAGGCCATCGAGGAGCATACAGGCCATCGCCAGCCGGTGGAGCCTGTATCGCGCGCCGCCGAGGTGGTTGAGGCCGGGGAGACACCGCCGCCGCCAAAGCCAAAGGCACGGCAGGCCGCTCCATCCGCGCCGGTCAGCCGTGATGCGCCTGGGCCGAACGGTGTGCCAACGTCACGAACGGTAAACCTGACGAAGGAACAACAGGAAATTGCGCTGCTGGCGGCTGGTCCTATGAAGGATAAATTTGGAAATGAAATCCCAGAAACTCCGGAAGCTTTCAAAAGGCGGGCATTCGGAACGTATGCCGTGGAATACCTGAAGGCGGTTGCCGAGGATAAGCTCGGGCCAAGAAGACGGGGCGACATCTACGGGTAACATCGGTTTGAAATCATAAGACAAACGGAGACAACATGACTGACACATCAACCCCTGACAACCGTGGCGCAGAGAATACCGAACGCCGTCCGGTAGGCCGTCCACGCAACGCAGATCGTCCGCCGCAGCATGTAGGGGCAGCACCCGAGCGTGAGGCACCACGCGAACCTGCACACGAGAAGCCGCGCACCCGTACCCGCATGCAACGTAATTCAGCCGCCGATGATCCCTATTGGATTCCACTCGATGAAATCCCGGAAGGGTCCAGCTACGAGTGGAAACGGTTCTCCAACGTCGGCCAGGAAGACCCGTTCTATCTGGCACAGATGCGTCGGCAGGGCTGGGAGCCGGTCGATCCGCGCATGCATCCGAACTGGTGCCCGCCGGGCTACAGTGAGCCGCACATCATCAAGGGCGGCCAGATACTTATGGAACGTCCCATGCACCTAACGCGGGAGGCTGTCCGTGAGAGCGAAGAGATGGCCATGCAACAGGTCAATGAGGCTGAGGAGCGGCTTGGGCGCACGCCAAAGGATACGATGACACGGGAGCATCCCGAGGTCCGGCCGAAGATCGAAAAGCAAATGATGCGCGCTGTGCCCGTGGAGGAATAAACCGCATGATCTCGCGTCGTCATCTCCTTCGTGGTCTAGTCGCCGCCCCGGCCGTAGTTGCCATCGGCTCCCTTATGCCATTGCGTGGGGTTAAGTACGATCCCATTGTGAGACTACAGTCGTGGAAGTTTGGCACTGAGGCCAATGGCGAATGGTGGGCTCACGAGGGGAGATTGTCCCGCATTGGCGAAGTTGAAGCAGAAATGCAGCGGCTATATGGAACGACATATTGGCAACCTGTAGATAAGCTAAGGATGGACGGCGGAGCGTTTTTCGACAACAAGGAAGCGCAGTGCAACCGTCCTATCCTTGTCGGCCGGGAGAATAAGCCACAAATGGCGTCGTTGCTCGGTGATGATGATGGCGCGTCGTCAATAGGTGTATCCCACAGTTGGCGGCGTAAAGACCTCCCAAGCGATAGTGATGAAGAGGTGATAGCCAAGACTAGGGCTAGAAAGTTTTATCGAGCATTTACACCGGCAGGCAATCCCTATTTTTCAAGAGGCGGAGAGGAATCTGGATTCATTGATGCCGTTGATCAATGGGCCGTCGAACATGCCTCTAGTACGGAGCTACTTGAGGATCAGTTGGCTTCCATCTGCAAGTGGGGTGCATGAGCGCCCGCAAGCTCCCCCCCTACCGCCTCCTAAACCGAGGGGTAATGACGTGGCTCAGCATTTCCGACCATGACAAGCTAAAGCTTGTGGCGGATCGCAATGGCCTGTCGATAGCGTCATTCGTGCGGGGGTGTATTAGCGATGCCCTGGCCGAGGAAACGGCTACACAGTCGCCTTCGCAGCAATCTGCGTCAGTTCTGCCTCATCTTTAATCGGCAGGCATCCCTTCATGGCTTCAAGCGGCATGAGGAAGAATAGTTTCTGACGGGCGTCGCGTTGCATTGTAAATGCTTCTGCTTCTCTCTTATCCATAGCCACCCCGGCCGCGTTGAATGGTCCGTTGTCCACGACGCAGACACCGAATTTGCCGTTCTTGCCGGGCGGCCATGATCGGAATCCGTCTTGGTCGGTCTTCTCGGCGTGGAGAGCGATGTAGGAAATCTTACCGGATTTTGTGTCAACACCGGGCGGGTTGATGTAAATCCCCATGGTTATCCCCTTCGTTTGTGGTAGGTGAGAGTGGCTTTGATGCCCAAGGCGGCGAGCACCTTCCGTCCGGGCATACGCTTCCCGGCAAGGACATCTGACACATAGGCGGTGGATAGTCCGGCCTTCTTCGCCCATGTGCGCTGCGCGCCAGCTTTGTTGCAGGCGGCGCGCAGTAGGTTGCGGACTTGATCCACGATCATATCAATAGTGCCATTGCCACGAAGTAACCCGTTGGTCTTCGACGTACACGTTGACCTTGTTGGCGTACACCCATTGTTCGTGGAGGCCGGCAGCGTATTGGCCTGCGTTTATGGTTGTTGGCAATCCGCAAACCGTCGTCAACTCTTCGCTGCTCATGCCGAGATGGAGTCGGTTGGCATCACAGTGCGTTACAGGGGCATCTGAGCACCCGGCAAGGGCGAGTAGTCCGATGATTGCGATGTGTTTCATGTTGTCCGCTCCAATTTATCATCAAGTGCAAGAGGTGGCTCAAACCAGCGCGCCGATCGGCCACAAGATTGCGTCAAGACTGCTATGAGCCATGGATGGCTTCTCATGTGGGAGCATGTCAGATAACGCAGTCCGTATTTAATGACGCCCGTATTTGAGCGTGTAACCAGTTGTTGGCCAGTGATTGTGGTGCGGTTCTGTGGGGCGTCGCAATAATTATCGCGAACGTGCCAGCGGCAGTCTTCGCAATATTTCTCCATAAGTCCCCATCCATGTTGACGATCTGGAAGAACCATATACGCGCATCTGCGAACGAAAGCAAGCCTGTTAAATACAGTATTTAGGGCTTGGTAAATACCCCCTTGTAAAGACTAGACAATTCGAGTTAAGATACGCAATCCAATATCCTGCGCCAGGATGTTGAAGGGTGAATGATCCCGCGCTGGGGTCTCGCCAGAAGGACAGCCAAGCCCGCGCCGGGCAGCGGCAAATCCCAACGACATGGCTGCCACGCGCTGTGGTGGTGAAACTTCGAGGCTTGCCCGCGATTCCGCGCTGGAATCAAGGCGATGCCGGGTCGCGGACGGCTTTGTGCTGTCCCGAGATCAGGGAGTACACGAATTTGGCCAACACTCAGGGACCTTTCGGCTTCGTGCAGTGGGGGACGGCTTCCGGGCCGCCCAACTTCGCCGAGGGCCACAACCCGCCATACCGGATTGCATCCGGCTACGCCACTGCGATCTTCAAGGGCGATGCCGTTCGAATGAACGCCTCCGCCACTGGATACATCGAACAGTGGGCGAATGGCGATGGTGGCACCGCGACCAACATCCTGGTCGGTATCTTCAACGGCTGCGCGTACTTCTCTACCAGCCAACAGAAGATGGTATGGAGTCCGTATTGGCCGGGTAGCGATGCGACGGGCGATGTCGATGCCTTCGTGATCGACGATCCCAATGCCCAATTCAAGGTCCAGGCCGGGATTGCTTCGGCTATTACGCAGACCTCGATCGGTCGCGTGGCCGATATTGTGGCAACCCCAGTTGGCAATACGACAACCGGCCAGTCCGGGATGTCGTTGTCCACCCCGACAACCACAGTCACCCTCCCATTCAAGGTGGTGAACGTCATTACGACGCCGCCCGGTGCCCAGGGTACCGATCTCACGACGGCATACAACTACGTCATCGTGGCCTTCAACAACCAGCAGTACAAAGCGCTGTTGGGCGTCTAACGGGAGAATGACACATGACTGACCCAACCATCTCCCCGACGCCGGTTAATCCGCCGCTGTTCGGTACCGCGCCGTCGCCTGTGATGCCACCTCCCGTGACGCCGGCACCCCCGTTTGTGGCTCCCCCTGTTGCACCGGTCAATCCGGCAGCACCGGGGCTGTTCCCGGTACCTCCGGGCACTCCATCTCCTATCTCAACCGTGCCGGGACCGTTCCATACGACGGCAGACGGCTCGGGGCCATCACAGGTCTTCCCATCGCGGCCATCGGTTGATGGCACGTTGCGCCAGGGTGATCCAAGCGCACGCAACCCTGACGGTACTCTTGCTCGCAACCCTGATGGCTCGGTCCGCGATCCGAACGCTCGCAATCCCGATGGCTCGGTCCGCGATCCGAACGCTCGCAATCCCGATGGCTCGGTCCGCGATCCGAACGCTCGCAACCCTGATGGCTCGGTCCGCGATCCGAACGCTCGCAACCCCGATGGCTCGGTCCGCGATCCGGCGCCATCGAATGATCCCTTCAGGGTTCGGTCGCAAGTTACACCGGGCGGCCCATCCATGTTTGGTGGTGCGCCGGGGGCGCCGACTTCGTTCGTTCCTCCGGGTTCTTCAGCGGCGCCTGGGACACTCGGGCCGAATGGTCTTGTCTCTCCAGTAGCGCCCAAGAAAGTGCCCACCATTGCGTCGCTCGCCCCTGCCGAAGGTCCTACAACCGGCGGGACGGTAGTCGCAATTACCGGCACCAATCTAGCCGGTGTGTTTGCGGTCACATTTGGCCCATCCCCGGCAACGTTCACCGTCAATAGCGATACGTCGATCGTCGCCACGTCCCCACCGGGAGGTGAAGCCGCCGATGTCGTTGTAACGGCACCTGATGGTCCAAGCGTAGCTGGCTCCAAGTTCACCTACACCGGTACACCGGTTGTGGTGGCAAAACTCAACAGGGACCCGCCGGTCGGAAACGACGGTGCGCTTATCACCAAGGGTGGCGTCATCCTTGTCATGGCACCGGCCGACTACCGGAGAACGGTATTCGGCAATCTGGCGGTTACTTTGCCGGCCGACGTTCCGGTCAATGACGTGATCGAAATCCATGCCATCGCGGCAAGGGATCACGAGGGTATCCTCGTCTCGGTATTCCCACCGATCGGCGAGTCCATCGGCAATCACCCGGTGAGCACTGGATTCAATGCTGATGCCGCCTCAAGCGTGGCATCAAACTCAGGTCGCAGTTTCAGGAAGGTCTCCGCCACCAATTGGCAGAGCGTTGGCGGAGGTAACTAATGGCCATTAACGTAGCAGCTATTCGCGATCTCCTTCTCCCTGGGCTTCGGGGCGTAACCGGCGAATACAAGCAATGGCCGTCGATCTGGCCAAAGCTGTTCGACCAGGGCAAGTCCGAAATGAGCCAAGAGCGCACCGCCTCCATGCGGTATATGCCTCTTGCGCAACTGAAAACGGATGGTGGTCAAACCGCGTTCGACAACAATTCCGGTGAGGCGTTCGTCTACAACCAGTTGCACAGTGGCATCGGGTTGGGATACGCTATCACCCGCAACACGATTTCCGACAATCTGTATAAGGCGCAATTCCGGCCGTCAAACCTCGGCCTGCAACGCTCCTTCGCGCAGACCAAGGAAATCTACGCCGCAGCGGTGTTCAATACGAGCACCACATTCCAGACTTCGGTCGGCGGCGACGGCGTAGCGCTCTTGAGCACGGCCCATCCACTACCGGCTGGTGGCTCTGGCCCAACAACGTGGTCCAACACTACATCCACCAACGTAGACCTGAACGAGTCTTCGTTGCTCAACGGCATGGTTTCCATTCAGACTGGCTTCTACGACAACGCCGGCCTCCGCATGATGGCAACCGGCAAGATACTCGTCATCCACCCAAACAACGAGCCAGTCGCCCAGCGCCTCCTCCGTGCCGAACTCCGCCCCGGCACCGCAATGAACGATCCAAACGTGATCCCGACAGTCGCAGGCGGCATCACGGAATACGTCAAGGACGTGTTCTTCACCTCCCCATTCCCCTGGTACATCAAGACAGACCAGCCGGGCCTGCTCTACCTGGAACGCGAGCCGTTCGAGATCGACATGCAGGTGGATTTTACCACCGACAATCTCCTCGTAAAAGCCTGGGAACGCTATTCGTTCAATTATAACGACGGTAGGTCGTTGTGGGGGAGTGCTCCTACGTCCTAGTTGTAGAGGAAAACTAGGAAAATCAACCAAGGTTCGGTTGACAGAGGCAAAGCCATCCGCTACCTCGACAAGTGGAATGGCAACGCCGCCTCTCCCGACAACGTGATCTCGATCAACGGCCTACTTGGAAACGGAGTCTGACCTATGGGTGTTACCGCAGAAACCGGTCCGCTGATCACGTTTGGCCAGGGGCAGGGTCAATCGGACTACAACGCTGATCTTGGACCGAATGCTTGGTATCAGGGTGATATGCTGCTCGATCCTCGGGCGCAGTACACCTATCAGCCTGGGGATATGTTGGTCCCTGGTGCGGCTGTAGGGTGGTTGAGCACGACGGCGCTGCCGTTGATCGATCAGGTGCCGTCCACCGCGTCGGCCACCAATATCGCCAGTGCAACTCCTACGACTGGGGTGGCTTTGGCGCTGGTGTCGTCTTCAGGTGCTGGCATTACGGTTGGCTGCTCCATTATCAATGCGGCGACTGGCTTGACGGTGACGGGATTGCTCGGCATTGATGTCAACGCCGTTCGAACGGCGACGGCCACATTTACGAACGGTTCTCCCAAGATCACATGGCCTGCAAACACCATGAGCGGTGTCCAGGTTGGTGATCCTCTTACCTTTACGTCGTCAGGAACCCTACCAACAGGCTTTGCGCTGCTTACGACCTACTACGTCGTGGCTATCGGCGCTGGTTCTTCCAGCACCATCGCGGCCATGGTGTCCGCAACTCCTGGCGGGGCACCAATTTCGGCTGGCAGCGCCGGTTCCGGCACCCAGACCGCAAATCTTGTCGTCCCGGTCACCAATACTGCGAGCGCGGCGCCACGTGTTGCATTTGGTCAGGGTGGCACGGGTTCCGGTGGCGCAATGGCGGCTTGGAACCCGGCATGGGCGGTTTCGCGCTGCATCGTTGTCACGAGTAACGGCAATGATGGCAGCGGCTTCTACACCATCAATGGATATGACATCTACGGTTACCCGATGTCGCAGAAGTTGACGGGCGTCAGCAGCACGACGGCCACGACTACGAAGGCTTTCAAGTACATCGCGTCGGTTGTTCCGAGCGGAACGATCGCGAGCACGACATTGACCGTTGGTACGGTCGATGTCTTCGGCCTGCCGTTGCGGACGGATTACGCTCAGTATCTTCAGGTTTATGCTGGTGGTCCGCCGCCTCTGTTGGTTGCTGCGGGTAGCATCACGTTCCTCGGAGCCGATATTACAACTCCGTCTTCCACTACTGGTGATGTGCGCGGAACCATTGTTGGCGGAGCCAGCGACGGAACCAAGCGTCTTTATGTGACATGGATTCCAACGGTCCAGAACATGAATTCAACTGTCGGACTGTTGGGGCAGACTCAGGCATAACCCCTGATCACCGGCAGGTAATCATCCGGTTTGAGCGAGCCCACGCATCCGGGCACTAGAAGAGGATTTTTGACATGAGCCGAGCGCGCCATAAGGAAGAACACAGGGCCACGGGTGGCGGTGTAAGAAGCGGCAGCACAAAGCCGGATTGGAACGCTGGCGAGGAACAGAACGCCGCGAAGGAAGCCTTTGAACGGAAAAAGGGCGGCAAGGTTGAGCACATGAAGGGCGAAGGCGAGCACGCCAAGGAGCGTCACGATCGGCCGAAGCGTGCTGGCGGTGGCACCGTGATCGCTCGTGCCAAGGGCGGTGCGGTTCCTGGTAGGGCCAGAGGCGGCGGAATTGGAGCGGATCGGAAGCCGCTCAGTTCAGCGGCAACCGTGAAGGCGGTAACTCCGGGGGAACAACCGGAGTCTGGTCAGCGGGACTGATGGCCAAGCTAAAGGCTTCGACACGAAACAGGCTCCCGAACTCCGCGTTCGCGGGGCCTGCTCGTTCTTACCCGATCGAAGACGCAAGTCACGCACGGAATGCGCTTGCGCGTGCCTCGCAACATGCTTCTCCTGAGTTGAAGGCCGAGATAGCCGCCAAGGTTCGCCGCAAATACCCATCAATCCACGTCGAGGGTGAGGCTTCCAAGTCTCGCGCCGATCGGCCGTCTCGTAGGAAGGGCTAACATTGAGTTTTCCAATAGTCCTTACGAAACAGTTGGGAGCCGCCGTCACAACTGGCATAGCCTTGAGCCAATCTCCCGGCCCGGCTGCGCTTCTTCTCAATGGGGCGGCGTCTAACTATCTCTCTACCACATCAAGTGCTGCCGCTGCGGCTGGTGCCGTTGTTATTCCAATGACATCGACAACGGGTGTTGTTGTTGGCCAATCAGTAACCGATAGCACCGCTGCCGTGCTCGTGACTGGTACGAAGGTGACGGCTGTCAACGCCACGCAAATCGTCATTTGGCCTCCGGTAGGTGGTGCTGGGGTTGGCAGTGGTGACACCATTGTTTTTTCTGGAACGGCAATCATTGATACGGCCTCGGCCGCCAATTCAGCCGCCGGCCGGCGTGTCATCGTTACGTCCGGTGGCAACGATACCGGGATCAACTGGAAAGTTGTCGGTACCAATGCGTCGGGCAATGTTATAACCGATACCTTCGCAGGCGCGAGCGGTGGGGCGGCTCAATCAAATCTTGATTTCGTCACGGTAATTAGCATTACGCCGAGCGGCGCGGTTGCCTCAACAGCCACGGCCGGGACTAACGGAGTTGCCGCAACGCCATGGCAGGTATTGAACTGGCATACGAATCCAATCAACATGAGCTTTGCAATCGAATTGGTGTCAGGGGCCATCAACTACACAGTGCAATACACCTACGATGATCCAAACAATCTATTGGCTGGCGCGACGATGCCAGAAGTCATCAACGATGCCGTGATAAGCGCGGTCACTGCTACCGCCGATGGCTCGATCGCCATGCCAATCTCAGCCATGCGTGTCTTGATCAATTCCGGGACGGGGGCAATCAGAGTTCGCATCCTCCAAGCAGGAATTGGATAATGATGAGAAAAGCACTTATCGCCGCTGCGTTTATCGCAGTCGGCTGCAACGCCTATGGGCAAAATGCACAGCGCGTTATCCCCTTGGCCGGGGCACCGCTTACTCCTATTACAAGCACCAACCCACTTCCGATCAGTGGGTCGTTCAGTGCCACCCTGGGAGGTTTCGCGCCGGGCGGGACTTTTGCCACCCTGACGGCAGCGGGGACATCGGGTAGCGTTGCTCTCCCGGGCGGGACTGTTGTCGTATTCCAGAATACGGGAACTACGGCAGTTAGTTGCACATTGGGGATTGGCAGTGCAACAGCGCTTGTGTCTGAAAACATAGTGCAGTCTGGCACGTCTGTAGCGTTTACGGTTGGAGCGAATACATTCGGTGCCTGTATCGATCAGACTGGCTCCACGTCGAATGTGGTGGTGTTGTCTGGCGGTTCAGGTCTTTTCACAGGATTTGGTGGAGGTGGTGGCTCGGGCGGCGGCGGAGGTGCGGTGACGCTGGCCAGCGGTGCCGTGGCTAGCGGAGCGTATAGTTCTGGATCGGTGGCCAGTGGGGCGTTTGCTAGCGGTTCAATCGCGTCCGGTGCGGTTGCTTCTGGCGCCTTCGCTTCAGGTGCGCTTGCATCAGGTTCCGTAGCTTCCGGTGCCATGGTTGATCTTGTTGCTGAACAGACACCAATTGCTCCCAATACTGCGACAGCGACAAAAGCTCTTGCGATTGGTGGACAATATGATTCGACGCAGAAGACATTAACGAACGGACAACAGGCATCTCTTGCCATATCGCCTCGCGGTGCGGCCTTTGTCGCTGTTGGCGCAGATGGGTTTGCCGTAACAAATGCCGGAACCTTCGCGGTGCAGGCGTCGGCCGGAACGAACCTGAATACGTCGGCTTTGGCGACATCCGCAAATCAAACCAACGCCGGGCAGAAAACACAGATTGTTGATGGTTCGGGGGCAGTCGTCGGCACGCTCGTTTCCGGTGCGATGCCCGTCAATGTGAATAACGCGGTCACGATTTCAGGCACCGTCACGGCCAACGCCGGAACGAACCTCAACACGTCGGCGCTAGCGACCACGGCTAACCTTACCGCCGGCACGATGAAATCCCAGATCGTTGATGGTAGCGGCAACGTCATCGCCTCGACCACGAATGCGTTGAATGTCAACGTGAATAACGCGAACACGAATGGCCAAGCCGTGATGGCGAGTTCGTCGCCTGTCGTCCTCGCTAACAATCAATCCGTCGCCGACCCTTGTACGTTTCAAGCAAAGACGAACATCGCGATCTCCACCACGGCAGGAACCACCCAACTCGTTGCTCCATCTGGTTCAACGCAAGTCTATGTGTGTTCGATCGTTACCGTTGGCGGTGCCGCTTCGGTGCAAAATCTTGTTGGTGGAACCGGGGCCGCCTGCACCACCGGCACGCCGGTCGCAGCAATTGGATCGACCACAGCGGCGAATGGAATGTCTTTCCTCGCAAATGGCGGCTTCGCCTATGGTGGCAGCTTCGGGACCGTTGCGCGCACCACAACGGCAGGACACGGCCTGTGTTTGATCCAAAGTGGCACCGCTCAAATCAGCGGAAACGCTATGATCGTGCAACAGTAGGTCTCACCATGCGCCGCCTTCTCGCCACCCTTCTCCTGCTTGTCGGACTGCTGCCGCCGTGTGCGGCGGCGGTGACGGTTGACGCGGCATGCACCACGAATAACGGAGCAATTTCCAGTCCCGTCGTTACGGCGTTTGCTCCGACTGCATTTATTGCGGTGTCTGGTGGCCTGACAAATTCAGTATTTGTTGGGTTTTTGATTCAAACAGGTGGTGCCACGCCAATAACCAATCCGGCAATGACGTGGAATGGCTCTTCGATGACGTTGCTGACAACGGCAACGTCTCCAACCACCGGAACCGCCAAGGTATTTTTGTTCGGTATTCGCGCGCCAGCCAGTGGGACTAATACGCAGGCAGCCACCTGGACGAATGCTGCCCAGGTCGAAATGGGTGGGTGCGCGTTTCAGGGCGTTGTGCAGACAAGTGACGGTGCGGCGTTTATCAACAGCAC